GAGCGGCGGGGGTCTGATCAGCCGCAGCTGCCGCCATGGCCGACATGTCGTTGGCCTGGGAGAAGTCCGTGGTGTCGGGCTGAAAGAGCTGCCCTGGACGCGGAGGAGGGGCCGCTGCCGCGGCAGGAGGGGCCGCAGGGGCAGACGCACGGAACCGAAGGCCCGAAGTGCGGAACGTGTCCGCAGCGCGTCCCTGGAGGCTCCTGGCTCGTTCCATGAGGCGGTTGAAGGTGCGGCGAGCCGCAGGAGCGCCCGAACGCGCATCCCCGAAGAGTGCGGAGTCAGGAGGTACCTGGGTGTCACCACCAAAGGCACGACGCATGTATGCCCGAGCTCGAGCCGCGTCAGCGGTTCGAGCGAAGAAGTCGAAGTCCAGGGAGGTATCCGCCAACCAAGCATCGAATGTAGCAGCTCTGGCCATCACGCACTCCTTTGGCGAGACTGGAAGAAGAGCTTCAGGAAGTCGCTGGCCACACCCACTGCGGGAATCGCTGCACCCACGGTGTCGGCGATGGCCAAGGGAGCCCTGGAGGCATCATTGGGTGCCGCAGCTGCCGGGGGCCCAGGATTGGACTGCGTAGGACCCGCAGGAGCGGGATGAACGCCGGGATTGGACTGCGCAGGAACCGCAGGAGCGGGGGAGGTGTCCGCGGAGCCACCACGCGCTGCGGCGGCCTGCTGGAAGAACGCGGAGGGGGCTCCACTTCGGGGGCCTGCTTGGAACGTGCCCAAGCCCGTGGCCTCCGAGGTCCCCTGAGGAGCCATGGTTGCCAGGGTGGCTTGTTGGTCCGCTGAGGCGCTGGCGCGTGCATCCTGAAGCCCTGCGCTTCGCTGGGAGAGGAACGCCCCTGCGTCCGCTCCTGCCTGGATGAGACCCCCCACACGACCAATCACTCGCTGGCGCTGCTGTTCACGCATCTGTGCGTCCGCGACGTTGGCCTGTGCCTGTCCCTGCGCCAACGTGTTCTGCGCTTGGCGCTCCGCCCGGAAGGCGTTGCCACCGGGACCTTCAGCGAGGCGAGAGACTGCACGGGCTGTGTTGAGGTCCCGCCGAGCGTTTGCAACGGTGTTGACACCCGTAGTGCCAAATAATGTGTCTAGAAAGCTCATCGAGTATTCTCCATCTTAGTACGGAAGCGACCAGGTTTCACCCCCGCCTCCAACATTAGGGAGACGACCTGGGCACCCGTGGAGAACGGAAGCCCTCCGCCATTCCCCTTGGGGTCGGTGTCTTCAGAACTAAATACGAGCCTAATGGATTCAGTCTTTTGATGTTTCAAGTGAATATTCACTGAAAAGTTTCCATCAAGGTTGACCAGAGCAGCCATTTCGTCCTCCGTCCACAAGCGGGACTGTACCGCGGTCGTTCCGTCGTAGTCCTTGTAGACGTCCACCTTCAGGTAGCCGCTCTTCCAGTGTCCTGTAAGTAGCACACGTCGAACCCGTTGGTATCCCTGAATACCACCAAGCTTCAGCCATGATGTTCCCATGACAGTGGGGGCGATTGGGGAGGAGCTGGGGCCGGTGTAAGCCGTGGCTGACTCCGAGCGGATACTCCCGTCCGCTTGGAGAATCGTGAACATCCCGCGATACATGGTGGAGTCGATGGCGGTCAACCCCGTGTGACGGGTCCACACGTTCAGGCGGTAGTCCCATACCAAGACATTCTGGTCATCCATCACGAAGCGCACTTGCTTCGCAAGTGGGAGGATATCTGCGGAGATGGGCTGAGAGGAGCCCACCGTGTCCTCCACGTCCTTCCCGATGTAGTTGAGGGACATGTCGGGGTTGATGACGTAGAAGCCACCCTGGCCGAAGAAGATGACGCCGAAGTCACCCACCACCACTGACTCCTGCTTGAGCACGCCCGTGTCGGATGACAGGAGCTTGGGCTGAGGGAATCCTGCCCCTGTGCCTGCGTTGGTAGGTCCCTCCCCCGCCGTCCAGAACAGCTGGTCCCGGGAGGCGAGGATGAGACGGTTGCCCACGGGGAATACCGCCGTCAGCTCCTGTGCCGATGTCTCTGGGAGGGAAATCTTCAGCGCCGAGTTGAACTCCGCCGAGATGTCCTTCTCCTTGTGCTTCGAGAACCATACTTCGTTGGGTTCATCCATGGAGATGCCAAAGATGCGGTCGCCGTAGGTGGTGATGGCGCTGAAGGGTGGAGTGGGCTCGGAGGCCAACACGTTGCCATTGGTGTATAGGAGGTTGCCCTTCGCCGTGACGGAAGAGGGAAGCTGGTAAGTGAAAGCCGGAGGGAGTAGCGGCAACGGAGGATGGTGGACACGAAGGGGGTCGGACTCCGGGTGGATGACATCGGAAAGGTAGTAGGTCCCTCCGGCTGACGCGGATAGGTACACCTCAATGGCCACGTCCATCGACTCCAGGTTGGTTGCCTCAAACAAGGAGGGGGGTATGAAGTACATGATCTTGCTCTTCTGGAAGCCTTGCTCCAAGGAGGGGGTGGACCTATGTACCTCTCCCTTGGCGTCCTTCCAGGTGAACACCAGCTTCACGAAGATGTCCGTTCCGTATTCACCGAAGGTATCTGTGGCTGCGGTCTTCCACGGGGCGATGTACGACACCGCCTCCACCTCCCGGATGCCATCAAAGCTGAATAGGTTGCCACGGTTGCGGTATCCGCTCCTGTTGAAGTTCACAAAGGAGGAAGTCTCCATGCCGATGTTCAGCGTGGTGGAACGCACGTCGCGCTTGACTCGACCTACAAGGGGCACATCGGAGCCGAGCACGTCCTTCTGGTTGCGGAACTCCTGCACGGTGACTCCCGCGAACACGAAGTTGACATACTGCCCGTCAGCATCCAGCTCATAGACAGATGGTACGGGCATCTGCATTCCCAGCTGTCCCTGCCTCTGTGCGACGATGTTCTGTGACCAGTAGTAGTTGGGGTACATCCCTCCCTGAGCCAATGGCATGTATGTGACACGGTCTCGCATGAAACGGAACAACGGCTTGAACGTCGGGTATATGGACCCAACAGGAGGCGTGGAGGGTGGATACGAACACAGGCTCACTGACGGGGTGAGGAAGGCTTCGAGGGGGCCGTAGTGATTAGTCTGCTCAGCGTTCGTCATACCAGACAACAGGAACGGGAGAATCATCTCCCCGTACTTCTGGCTGAGAAAAGGCTTCGCAGCAATCGCAGCTCCGTTAGCGATTCCTTGTGATTGGATGAGTGTTCCTAGCGTGGTCAGATCGAACACAGTAGTGGATATTGCGTGGCTGAATAATAGGCCCGGCTGCTGCTCTGGAGCATTCTCCTCTGCCATCATCGTGATGATGTTACGCCCGGTGTCATAAGCCATGGCCGTGCGGGTCTTGTCCGTGTCAATGTAGTTAGATGCTCCATAGGTTCCAGTGGCAGTGGCAAACGTGTGTGTGTACAACTTGGGGGCCGGAGTGTACGCGGCGCCTAATGCCGGGATGTCATTCGTGGAGGACGAAGTGGCCATGATGGTGGTGCCAGCCACATCAATGATGGACACACCGTAGTCCCCGTACATCCCAGAAGGAAGAGACGTTCTCCACCCTAAGGTAGGTGTATCCCCTACCATCTTGAACTCTACTGCCTCACCTACATGAGGAGGAGGCCACACATCCGACTTCACACCAACGGCCACGACACACGAAGAGAAGGAGGAGGTAGGGGCGATGGCGATGTTGACCACGTCCGTAATGCTGGAGAGCACTAATGGAGCCGAGTAGTACGGAGCTACGGCGGACATGTTGATGTAGTAGCCAACCGCTACACGGCTTCCTACCGTGGTGGGGCCGGAGTAGGTGAGCGAGATTGCTGCGATGACGAACTTTCCATCATTCGTTGCGCTAGCCACTGGTTTCACAAACGTAAAAGTAGGTGATAGTTCCGTGATTGGAATGAGTGTGGTGGGGTTCTCCGGATCTGCGAAGTCCTCCACCATGAACCACGTCTTTAGGTACTCTTTAGGAATCACAGCGAAGTTGTCATTGACCAGCGTGGCCTCGTAGGCGCACTCCGACCACACGGTCATGATCTTGGTGCCAATCATCGCGTGAGACACGCAGGAGACTGTGCCATTAGGAGCTGCCAGGACCTTGGTCTTAGCCTTGACTCCTAGACGGTTGATGTCGCTTACCTGCTTCCACGAGAGGTCCGTTGGGCTGTACACGAAGCCACCAAACTCCGTCTGTGCAAAGAGCGTGTCATTGTAGGAGTCGATGGTGCGAATGGTACCTGAGACCCCATTCAGCGAGATGGTGTCGTAGCCATGGCGTTTGATGAAGGTGTCGTCCTTCGCCACGACAAGGTTGTCCAGCGTTTTCATCGCGGGCTGGCCGCGGAGGATGTCGTCCCTTCGTTCCTTTAGGCCCGCGTGGATGGAGCCCTGTGAGGTGTCTGCCACCGCGATGGGGATGGGGATGAGCTTCTTCTTGAGCGCCATCAGCGGATCCTCAACGTGACTGTGACGGCGCCATTCGCCTTCAAGGAGATGAACTTGGACTCGTCAGCTGATGGTCCTGCGTTATGTACTACGTTGGCTGTGTCCTGCTTCAAAACGGAGAACTCGGTCCAGGGGTGCCCGAGGTTGTGGGCGATGTCCTGTGCGGAGGACGTGATGGCCACGTTCTCCAGCACCACTCCACCAGAGGACGCCAGAGCATCGTTGGTGGAATCGATCTGCCGGTTCTGCACCAGCGAGCCCACCTCGGAGATAATCTGCGTGACCAGAGCTAGATACCCCACAAGCCACCTCCCTCTACGAAGTCTTGCAGGTTGCCCCCACGCACGTCTCGAACGCGGGGGGCCTCTCCACGGTCCACCAGGTGGGCCTGGTTGGTGATTTCCCGCTCAATGCGCTGGCGCTTCACCTGTGCGGGGCGTGAGTCCGAGTCCTCCTTGTCCAGTAACTGGACCGCCACGTCATAGACAATCCAGTCCTCCCACCCGTTGGGGTAGGCGACCGTGTCCGTGCCAAGAGCCAGCAGGGCGGGCTCCCTGATGATGTACGCCTGGTAGTCCACCCCATCAGGAGGAGTTGGGTACAGGCGCGCCAAGGGGGCGCCCGTGCCGAAGCCGGTGAGGGAGTAGTGGTAGCGGGTGTTGCTGGTGGCCGTCACGCCCTGGTAGCGGTTGCGGTCCTGCCACTGGAGCACCTTCATCTCCTCCCAGAGGCCACTTACCTTGGTGTCGATGCCGGAGACCTGGAACGTGTCCAACGGGAACACGACAACGCCACCAACGGTGACACCTGTGATGCGCTCAATGAAGAAGTTCTCAGCCAGCCCCACCGAGCTGATGATACCAAGGAGCCTGCGATTGCTCGCATTGATTTGGTCCACCAGCTCGGCGTCGGGAAACGTCGAGTTCTCCATGTCGGCGGCACGCCGCACACGGTCTTGTAGTTGCGTGAGAGTCGCTGCCGGCATGGGTTACCTCGTGTTTAGGACTTGAGTAGACGCACCAACGTCAGCAGCCCCTTCTTGATTTTGTCCTTGTTGCCACTGACGATGGCCTCAGCCGCTGAATCCACCGCCATGGAGGTCATCTCAGTGTCCTGAGACTCGTCCTTGGGGGTGTCCTCCGTGTCAGCACCATCACCATCATCCCCCTCCCCGCCACGCTTGGCGAGGAAGAGGAGGGCGGACTTCTTTCCCGGCATCATACCGCGGAGTCCTTCATAACGGCGACGAAGTTGATTCGATCATCCGTGTTGGTTCCGGGATCAACCACAGCAGCTGCCGCCACGTCCCAGAGGTAGACGTCGAAACCTGTGGCGGTCTTGCCTACGATGCTACAGAACTGGGCAACCACAGCAGTGGACTGACGAGTGGCCGTGGCAGAGAGCGTCTTGGGGAACGTCTTGTCGAACCGAACGGCGTACCGTCCAGCAGACACACGGGTGACGGTGAAGCCCTCCCCCTCGATGTTCACGATGCTGTTGCCTGCATCGACCCCGAAGGACCCAGCGACAATCATCGCAGCTCGTTCACCACGCATGGCATAGGTTGAACGTGTACTCATATCAATCTCCAGTTGGCTTTTGAATCCCTGGAAGTTAGGGATGAAAATGTGGAAGCCCTAGACCTCCGGGCAGATTTGCCCGAGGGTCTAGGGCGTCAGATCACGGAAGGGTCACGCGGCAGTTCTTGCCGGGCGCCGTGCAGTAGAGCTGCCCACGGTACCGAGCACGGTACTCGAAGCCATCCGCGTTGGCCTTCGCACGGATGCGGAGACCGTCCCAGGTGATGAGGACCGGAGCTGCCAGCAAGGAGCTGAACTTCCAGGTGCTCATGGTGAGCATGTACGCCACACCCTGGGGGCACTGGTAGTCCGAGAACACCGTCATGGTGCCAGCGGGCGTCTCCAGCTCGTAGCCACGGTATCCGATCGAAGCCGTGGAACCATCAGCGCGAACAGCCGACCTGCGGGGGCGGGTCGTCTGCGAGCCCAGCTCGATGCCAAGCTTCGCGATGTCGAGGGGCGACATGATGATGGTGTCGGGCTGCGCTCCGTTGCCTTCTCGGTTGACGCGAGCGCCAGCCAGCTGAAGAGCCTCGGAGATGGTTCCAGCGGCGGAACCGTCGTACCGGATGCCTGCAAGAGCAACCGGGTCGACCGAGCGGTCCTTTCCGAACCAGCTGTCACCAGCCGTGGGCGCGGTTGCAGGGAGCCAACCGTCGAGACCAGCCACCTTCGTGAGCAGGCCCGAGCCGTTGGGCGCGTCACCTTCCACGAAGAGATAGTCGGTGGCGACGAGAGTGGGGATGTTTCCCGCCGCGTTCCAGTTACCGGACGTCGTGAGCGTACCGGTATCACGGTCGACTCCGGTCAACTTCACACGACCCGCACGGACAGCGCCCGTGGTAGTCGCAGCCGCCTTCAGGTACATGCCGATGCTGAACGAGCCGATGTTCTCGACGTTCGAGATGGTGACCGTGGGGGAAGCCACCGCACCACCATCAAGTCTCCCGAGGGAGCCCGTACCGTCGCTGAACAGGCCCTTGTGAAGGGACCGGCGAAGCGTGGTGAAGGAGCCCTTCATCTCGTTGTCCAAGGCGCCTACGAGGCTGGCCTTGCGGGTCTTCGTGGTCTCCAGAAGCTCACCATTCACGCCACCTACGGCGTAGTCGGAAACCTTCGTAATCAACCACTCGCCGTACTGCGCTGAGCCCTGGTTGGCCTGGGCCGTGGCGAAGTCCACCGACCGGCCCTGGTTGGACTCAATCTGGATGGCGATGTGCTTGATCTTCTCCTCGAAGTCAGTGTCCTTGGACAAGATTCCCCAGAAGGGGGTCTTGTCGAAGGTGAGGTCTTCGACGCGCGTCTGAGGCCAGAGTTCCTCGAGGACGGCATCGTAATCGCTAAGTGTTGCGGACATGGCTTATCTCCTAAAACATGGGGTTTTGGGAGCGTTTACCGCCAACGTACCGAGGACACCGCGACCACCATTGGTGGGTATCCCTGGTATAATAGCACCGTTCGATATGGTCATCAACTTCTCAATCCGGTAAACGTGCCATTGCTCGACTGAAACACGCGGTAGGACTCATGTCCTTTTCCTCTGGGGGAGAAGGCGAGCGGCTCTCCTCGGGGCTGGGAGCTTGAAGTGGAGCTGTGAGAGTGGGCTTCGTTGTCCCCGTCTCGGGGGTCAGCTTCGGGGACGGTGCATCAGCCACCGCCCCACGGAGCAACATGAACTGCTCCTCGAGCCCCTTGTTGAGCATGGCGGCCACCTCAGGGATGGCCACCACCTTCCCCGTGGACTCGAACAGGCGCACGGCCTCGTTGTAGACGCGGATCTTGGCATCATCGTAGACGGACAAGAACTTGAAGTCCCCCTCTTGGAGGGCTGCTCCAACATCGTCCAGGTACTGGTTCTCCTGAATGGAGATCTCACGCTCCGTGACGGTCTTCTCCAGGGACGCCAGCTTCTCCTGCTGCGCCTTGATTTGGGCCTCCACGTCCTTGCGGAGGTCCGCCTCGGGACCAAGTTCACCAGAGAGGAACTTGGACGTCATCTCCTCGTAAGAGAGGCCGAACTTGCTGAGGGCACCGTCGATGTCTCCCGACGCCATCAGCTTCTTGGCCTCGATGAACTCCGCGACCTCCTTCTGCTGGGCCTCAAACTCCAGCTGCTGCTTGCGGATGTTGGCCTCCGTGGCGATGACCTTCTGGAGGCGGGCGTCGTAGTCGTCCGCTGGCTCCTGAACCTCCACCGTGGGAGGAGGTTCTGGTGGTGCCTTGGGGGCTGCGGACTTCGCCTCCAGCGCCTTCACGGCGTTGGCGAAGTAGTCGGGGGCTTCTGCGGGGGTGGGGGCTTCTGCGGGGGTTTCGGTCGTTGTATCGGCCATCGTACTCTCCTAGTGGTTCAGCCCTGAGCGGGCGGGGTCTGTGGGGGTTGCTTAGCTGCCTGGGCTGCTGCCTGGGCGTCAGTGATTTCCTTGATCTTGCCCGTGACGGCGTCGAGGTACTGGTACAGCAAGTTGACATGTTGAGAGGGGGTCTCCTGCATGAGAGTCTCTGCCAGCTGTGCCACACCGTGGGAGATGGCGAACTGGAGGTTCGTGTACTCGTCGGGGGGTGTGTAGATGCCCTTGGAGAGCATCTGGTTGACACGGAAGCGCACCAGCTCCTCCGTGGCCGTGACCACGTTCAGCTCGTCCTTGAGGTCGGGGAAGTCCAGGAGGCGGAGGATGGAGCCGCGGTCCTTGATGACCCCGTCCTGTACCAGGCTGCGTACGGCCTGAATCTTGGCGGCGGGGTTCTTCGGGAGCGACGACACGGGGAAGATGTCGAAGACGAAGTCCTTCTCTTCAATCTTGCAATCCGCCCACTTGAAGTCCTCCAAGGTCCGGGTCTGCTTGTTGGTCATCACAGAGGTAATCTCCACTGCGATGCCTCCAGCCTCCAGACGCTTGGCCTCTTCCACGATGAGAGTGCCAATGCGGAGGAACAGCTCCTCGTACTCCTGGCCCTTCAACACGAAGCGCCGGGTCTCGATGTCATTGAACTCAGTGATGGCTCGACCACTTACCAGGCCCGCGGGCTTCTTGGACTGCGCGTTCATCTGCGAGGCGCCGGAGACGTCGTAGATGAGCGTGCCTAGCCGGTCCATGTGCGCGTACATCTCCGGAGGCAAGAGCGCCTGGGTGAGCTGCACAGGCGGCGCGGAGCCCACAGTTCGAGGAATCATCGAACCATCGGGCTGGTTGGTGATGTCCTTGGCATCGATGCTGCCTGCCTCGTAGCTGATGCGAGAAACACCGTTGGCGTAGAAGGTTCGAGAAATCTTGGTGAGAATCTCGTTGTACTCGCGGTCGATGGGACCAATCTCCTGGACCAGGGAGTCGCCCCAGAAGCCGCTGGTGGGCGCCGTCCAGTAGAACCAGAAGAAGGGCAAGAGCTTGGACGTCCACGTCTCTTTGCCAAGGATGGCTCCATCCACGGCCACGATGTGTGTACCCGTCTCGCCGGTCTCAGACGCCCGCCTCCACGACTCGATGAGCATGGTGTAGGAGACGTTCCGGTCGAGGGAGTAGGTCGTGAAGATTTCCGCCACATCATCACCGAAGCGAACCGTGGATGCCTCGATGGTGAGCTTGTGCTTGGGGTACTTCTTGACCAGCTGTGCCGTGGGGATGAACCGCACATAGTGCATCGACATGGGGTCGCCGTAGTAACCATCCTTCTCGTCCACCAGCACCTCCCAGGGGAAGACGCGATCAATGACGATGCGACCAATCTTGTCCGGGTCGGTATAGGAGCGGATGCGTCCAAGTCCCGTGCCTCCCAACATGGCGTCGCGGACGACCATGGACACGCTGTGGTGAGCCTTGCTGCGCTTGATGACGGCGGACGTGAAGCCCGTCATCTTCTTGCCTCGCTCCTGCATCTCCAAGTCGCCACCACGGGTCACGACCGAGGGCAGGGGCTTGGTGTGCGTGATGGTGGCCAGGAGGGAGTTGGTGATGTTCTTGACCAGGTTGGCGGGGTTCTTCGTCCCACCTCCTGAGTTCAGAATCTCCAACGCCCGCTCTCGGCCACGCTTGCCACGGGGCTTCTTGTGATAGGCACTGAGGTTCTTCAGGTACGTCTTGCGCCTGAAAGAGTCCTGCTCCATCAGATCTTTGATGTAGGACGCGAGTTGCGCACCGTCTGCTTCCCACCAGGGAGTGTCAATAGCCATAACCATCCTCCGTTTGAGCCCTTCTGGACTCAGCGATTTCATGTTCAATCATCTCATCCTCTTGCTGTTGGCGCCACTTGGCAGAACCAACCGCAGGAGGGGGCACCTCAGCACGCCCCATCCAGGCCATGGCGTCCCTGTAAGCGTAGAGGAAGCCGTCCGCCGCGTGGTCGATGGACCCCTTCTGGACGTCGGTGCCCTCGTCATTCCACATCAGCTCTTCCAGCTCCTCCAGGAGAATGTTGGCCCCGGGGGTGACGAAGAACACGTCTCCATCCTCCATGGCACCAATGAGCAGGCGCCTGTTCCCGAGCTTGTCCCGCTTCTCCGCGGCGAACACGGGCAGACGGTACCTCTTGCGGAAGTCCTTGACGTAGCCCACGCCCAACGCGCCTGCGTCCACAATGACTCTCGCTACCATGGGGAAGTTCACCATCAGCGCCTTGATGTGGCTGGCGATGGAGGATGGGGTCATGCCGGGCTTCTTGTCCGAGTGGATGACCCAGACCTTGTTGGGGACCGTCGTGTCCCAGACCATGACGATGAACGAGGTCGAGGGCTTCGCCTCGGACGCGCCAAGATCAACGGCGAGGATGCCCTGTGTGGTCATACGAGGCACGAAGCCGTCGATGATGCACTCGGGCTTGACCGGGTAGACAATGCCACCAGCGTTGTCAATCCACTTGCCGTACTTGAGCTGGTCCCTGGTTGTACTATCCAAGGTATCAAAGCTCTTTTCGTACTCCTCCAGGTTCAGGTGGGGGTTGTCTCTCATGGTGGAGGGGATGAAGACGTGCCCCGCATACGGCTTGACGATGAACCGCTTCTTGACCCATTTGTGGCCGTAGCCCCCAGGGTTGGTCGACGCCTTTGTCACCAGCTCGATGGGGTCGCCGTAGTTCTTCCTTCGGCGCGTCTTGAGGTAGGTGTACTGCGTCTTGGTGAACTGCGTTAGCTCGTCAAAGAACTCACCGTGGTACTCGGAGCCCTGGTGGCTGTACTTGTCCCTCTCGTCCTTCAGGTGGCTGAAGCGGATGGTGCCACCGTTGGGGAAGCTGTACTCGTTCTTGGAGGCAATCCACGTCACCTTCGGGTTGTTGGCCCACCACTCGTGGGCGAGCGTGAGGATACCACCTGCCTGATTGAGCTGGGGGAAGGTTCTACGAAAGACCACACCAGAATACCCGGGGAGGTGGACGTCCCTAGCCGCCGCCGCAAGGAGCGCGACCGTCTTTCCACCACCTGCGGCTCCGCCGTACAGGGTCTCGTCGTCGTTCGTCTCCACGAAGCTGCGCTGCTTCTCAGTGAGCTGCACCGGGACGAACTCCGAGTACGAGGTGTCCATGACCTCGATGATCTGCTTGGCCTCCTCCATCAACGTCTCAAGATCATCCATTCGCACGCTCCAGGGCCTGTTCATAGATGAGCCGTTGCTGGAGGAAGTCGTAGTCGAAGCGCCAGTCCGTCCTCTCGGAGGTGTAATCCTTCTGCCACATCTTGGTACCAGAGCAGAGACACACCATGGGGAGATCGCCACGTGCATGGTCTACCAGGGCACGGGCGAAGCCCAGCTCCCGGAACGGCTTGGCGGTGAAGCCGAAGTAGATGGCCAGCCACCGCTCTTGCCAATCCTCCGTGGCCATCCACGCCAAGGGCACGTCGGGGCTCTTCGGGTGGACCACCTTCTCGATGTGGGTGCTTGGGAGTGAGAGGATGCCCTTCATCGTCTCCCCGAGGACGTACCGGGAGAACACCCGCTCGCCGCTCAAGGGCGTCTTAGAGCGCCTCCCAGACTGCGTCCAGGTGCGGTAGATGAACTCCAGATCGCTAGGCTCAGCCGGGAGAATGACGACCTCAGACATCCACAACCTCCGTGGGGAGCACCTTCAGCTCCGCCACTACCTCCTTCGGAAGGGGGTGCATGGCGGCGTCCAGGGCACGCCTGACGCTCTCTACGCCCCCTGAGAGGTACAGCTGATACACGAGCTGTCCAACCAGCTGCATGGCCTTAGGAGCCGCCTCAGCGGCCACCACGGGGTTCTCCATGCCCTTCACCACCGTCTCGACCCTGTCCGTGGTCTCTCCCTGAAGAGCCAGGAGCGTCGTGGCGGCCTTCATGCGGTCGGTGCTTCCAATCCCCTCCTCGCCGCGCATGGCGGAACCAAGCCACCGGGCCACGTCGTCGCGAGAGGTGGGTTGGTTGCGCTCGATGAAGTCCAGGCAGTCCTTGAGGATGATGAAGTTGGAGGACCCCAGAAGCGCCTCTACAGCCGCCAAGGGCTGCTCCACGAAGTCAGCCAGGAGCGGGAGGCCGTCCTCGTCCTGGAACCGTGCATGTTGGAGGTAGGTGCTGATGATGTCCCGTTCCACCGGAGACATCAACGCCAGCATCCGAGAGACGAAGTCCCTCTTGGTGGCCAGTAGCAGTGTCATGTCCATGGACTCCTCCAAGTCATCGTACAGGAGGAAGGCTACCACCCGCCGACGCCGCCTTCAACTTCACGCCGCCACCTGCAAATACAAACCAGGGTCGCCTCCTCGAAGCTACAGAAACTGGTGGGGTACAACACCAAGTTCAAAACGGCCCCAAGGACAGGGGTGACACGGCAGCAGGGGTTCCCTTTACTACCCCTATAAATTCCTAATACTAATACTATTCAATAAATACAAAATACTATTAGGGTATTAGAAATAATACCCCTCTAAAGGAGAGGGTGTCCACCCTGTCCATAGTATGTAACTACAGGAAATCTAGGCGTTTTCCATGGACACCTCCCCCCTGTCCACCCCTGTCCATTTGACGCCTTACCCCTGTCCGTTCAAGAAGTACATAAACTTCAGCAAGTTCTGGCGACCATGGCCCCCCTGTCCAACCGACCGACCGTGGACAGGGTTCAAAAACTATTTGTGTGAACAAGCCAACACAAAAAGTGCCACCCTGAGCCCCAAATAACCAGTCCCTAAACAGGGACAATCCGAGGGCTCCCCTTGACATGTCGACCCCTGGCCTTACTCTTGGGGTGGTGCTCCTGTGCAGGCGTCTCCTGGACGCAATAGTTAGGCGCTTGGCCGGATTCTCACTGAGTCCGGCCATTCGTCTATCTGGGCCAGGAAAAAACTTTCGGCTCCAACCACCGCCTCTTGTGGTTCCTACCCGTCCGACCCCCTACCCATGGTGGTGGTCACGACACCCTTCAAGAAAGACGTCCACTCGGACTTGTACCGAGTGCTGAACGGGCTTATTGTTCTCCTTGCGGTAACGCGCATCAGGATAATCACGACCGCGCAAGCGGCGAAGGAGCCCACGATGGAGCAGAGCACATGAAGTCGCGAGACGCGGTTGGCCACAAGATCGTACGCGTTGAGCAAGAGCGCCGACGCGTGTGCGAACAGTCCAACGAGGAGGCGTGGGCGCTCGTCGCCATCGTGCTCGACAACGGATCAAGGATCGAAGTGACGGCTCGCGACACCGACACAGGGCACCTCGTGGAGTCGCACGTTTACAAGGAGATCACATGACTACGAGACGTGATTCGAAGGGTGGCTGGAGTCCGACACCCATTGAGTTCTCCACATTCTCCAAGGCGGGTGACAACCGTCCAACCCGACGGCAGGCACCCAGCTGGGAGGCGCTCACGGAGCAGCTATCCCAGCCCCTGGTCACCACAAGCAAAGACGTGATGCTGCTGAGCCCGGCCATCTACGCGCCTGGGGCAACCAGGGCCAACGCCAACGTCCAGGCCCTGACCTTCCTCATGTTGGACCTTGATCACCGGACGCCCAAAGAAGTCGACGACCTCGTCGACCACCTGGAAGAGCAGGATTTCACCTACTTCGCTCACACCACCTTCAGCCACACCGCCACAGACCAATGCTGGCGGTTCCTCCTTCCCCTGAGCCGCCCCGTCACCCCTGCTGAGTGGCCTGGATTCTGGAAGACCTTCACAGAGCAACACGCTCCGACGTCGGACCGGGCCACCAAGGATCCAGCACGCTCCTACTACGTCCCCAGCTACCGGCCTGACCACCTGCACAACACCGAGCAGTACATGGGTCAGCCCATCCCCGTCGAAGACTACCTCGACCCCACCGAGCCCCTCGAGCCCACCAAGCCCCTAGATATCCCCCACACCACCACTCCCATCACCTTCACCCAAGACGACTTCCCCCTACAAGCTGATGTATCAGATGTTCCTGGCCGTGGCTCAACAGGCCGACCTACAAGCCATCCCACCGTGCCCGTTCCTCACCGACCACCCTGGTATCCAGAAGCTCAACCGCCTCGAACAGCCCAACCAGCAGTGGACAGACGCTCGCCTCCAGCGTGATTGGGACCGCTCATGGGAGTGGACCATCTCCTCCAAGCAGACGGCTCCTGTCCTCGAGGAACTCAAGAAGGCCATGCTGGAGGAGATTACGCGCCAGCGAGCTGCCACCTGGGCTGGACGCCTCCAACGCACGGCCAAGGACGCCGTGAAGGCCAACGCCTTCAACGCCAAAATCTACGCCATGCACCACCCCCTGCTCACCGATCGCTTCGCCCGGGACATCACCAACGACCGGCCCATGCTCCTCCCCCGCGTGGCCCCCGCCAAGTACACGCTCCGTGAGGACCACCACGTCAGCCAGTTCCATGTGGACCTGTGCATCGCCACTGGTCTCTCCTTCACCGAGGAGGCCGCCCGCCAAGCGTCGGACTATCAGGCGAGCAAGAACCCTCGCAACGTGCTCTTGGAGCTGCTGGAGGCAGTCCCGCAGTGGAACAAGCAGGACAACATCCCCCACTTCGTCCGCACCTTCATCAAGGCCGACGCCGACGACACCGAGGTGGAGCTGATGAAGAAGTGGCTCATCGGCGCCGTCCGCCGTCTGAAGGTCCCTGGTTCCAAGAACGAGAACATGCTCATCCTCCATGGGGACCAAGGCATTGGTAAGAACTGGCTCATCGATGTATTGTCCATGGGCGCTGTGAACCAAAACCCGCCACACCCATCCGACAAAGACTTCATCGCGCAGACCACCAATTCCTGGATTGTCATGTTCGATGAATTCACGAGCATGTACAACAAGGCCGACGTGGACGCCTTCAAGAGCTTCCTCTCCACCTCTGAGGACGACAAGAGGCTCTCGTACCGCCACGACTCCAAGCGCATCCTCCGCCGCCAAGCGTATGTGGCCACTACCAACGAGGCGGCCTTCCTCAGGGACAACACCGGAAACCGCCGCTTCTGGCCACTTCACATGACGGAGAACATCATCGAGCGCCTGGACGAGATGCGTGCGTGCGTACCTCAGGTGTGGGCTGAGGCCATTGCTCGAGAGGCTGCTGGGGAGGACAACTTCTTCCTCAAGGAGCAGACCCACCTAACAAACCTTGTACGCATGGAGGACCCGCTCAAGGACTCCATTGAGAACATGCTCGAAGCGTCGAACGGTCGCCCATTTTCCTTCGCCGATGTACTTGAGTTCTTGCAGAAGACCAACCGGGATTCCTTCGTTATCTCCAGCATTCTCCGAGCCCTTGGTTGCCACAAGAAGAGGGGCTCCTTCCCTGGAAGTAAAACCAAGCACTCCATCTACTGGAAGGGCGACGAAGAGCCTGACAAGAACAGCCGCTTCACTCTTCAGGACATGCGCAGCGGTCATGTACAAGGCACCGCAGCCGTCGCTGCTGGGCTCGCTGCGGTAATCCCCATCAATACCCACACCACCAAGGAACAGACCCCATGAGATACGACACACCCAACCAGACGCCCACCCTCGCGGAGGACATGCCCGCCTTCTGGGACGACCGGCTCGACATCATCGTCGTTCCCCTCTCCCCAAACCAGGCCACCGCCGTGGCCCTGCGGATGCCTGGCCTCGACGTCGTCACCAACGACCACATGGACATCCCCGCTGAACGGGCTTTGGAGGTCATGGTCGACCTCCAGGAAGTCTCCAAGGCGACGAAGACATACGACAAACCACTGGCCAAGGCACTCCACCGTGTGGCCAAGAAAATCGGAAAGGCACGACGATGAACCTCAACCCACCCGCAGTCATCTTCCTTGGTACGAAATCGGAGACGCGGCCCCCCATCCTCACCGCGCAGGCGGTGTTCCTACCATGGCACATCGTCGACTACTCCCGCGAGCACGTCCCCACCGACCTGCCCGAACTGGGTGACTCCCAGCAGCCCATCCTGGTGATGCTCCCGCCCCTCACCTCGAAGCGCCAAGTGGCTAAGGCCGCCAAGCTCGTGGAGAAGTACCCATATCACCGCTTCCTGGGCTCCCAGCCTGCTGACTCGCAGCTCAAGTGGCTGAAGCTTCGGCCGCGGCACTTCACCCTCCGCGCCAAGAAGGACTCCAAGTGAAAATCGTCAACCGTCCGAAGACCATCTCCCCGTCGCAGCTGAGAAAGTGGCAGTCCTGTCCCCGCTCTTGGGGCATCGAGAAGCTGTGTGGCGTCAGGAGCCCACCTACCCAGAGCCTCATGGTTGGAACCAAGGTTCACGAGCACCTGGAGAACTTCATCACCAGCCACACACTTCCACCCACGGGACAGCTCATCCACGACCCAGAGCACCGCAAGGAGCCCAAAGACCCGGGCGCTCTGGCGCGGCTCGCCCTCCCCATCCTCCGGGAGCTGCCCTCCAACACCCAGGTGGAGGAGGACTGCCGGTTCGAGGCGGACGGAATCGCATGGTTCGGTCGCGTTGATCTCCAGTACAAGACCTCCCACGGCGTACCCGTGGTCTGGGACCACAAGACGTCCTCGGACCCCCGTAAATGGGGACTCACCAACAGGACCCTTCCCTACGACGTGCAGGCCCTGGTCTACGCCAAGTGGAAGTTCACCCAGGACCCCTCCCTCCAAGAACTCATCCTCAAGTGGATGTACATCCCCACCTCCGAGTCCGCCAAGTCCCAAGGCGCCTCTGTGGTTTCTTCGAAAATCACACGAAAGGAGCTTGACGCGAGGTGGAAAGATGTTCATAAAGATGCCAAGGACCTCTGGGAGGCCATTCAGACCACCCAGGATGTTCAACAACTCCTCGCAAACCCGGAAGCGTGTTCACAATGGGGTGGATGCCCACACCGGGAGAGCGGTCGTTGTTCCCTCAACCAGGAAGCGCACATGTTCGATTCGTTTGAAGCTCAAAACACTCCTCCGCCCCCTCCGCCCCTGCCCCCCAAGAGCCAGAAGCGCATCCAGCTGGAGGCTCTCTGCTCCGTGGAGGGACTCGAGTATGGCCCCCACCTCACCGACAAGGCTCTAGAGGCCATGCTGGGCGCGGCCATGAACAGCGAGGAGACCCCTGGCCTGGTGCCGCCCCTCCCCGACGCTCCTCCTCCCCCACCCAGCGCACCCGACACGTCGGACCCCAGCACCACGGACATCCGCACCATGGACCGTGTTCAGCTGAAGGCCATCGCCGTGGCCAAGGGGCTTTGCCCACCCAACACCCGCCTCAAGAAGAAGGGGTTGCTGGAGCTTTTGGAGGAGCTCGAGCCCGAGCCCACTCCTCCCCCACCCGACGTGGAGCACCTCAAGGTGGACTTCCCCAAGACGACGTGGCTGATGCTCGTGGCGGCGGCCCTCCAAGGGGGCAACACCCACGAAGACGCCATGGCCATGGCTGACGTCATCCTCGCAAGGGCGGAGGCTCGGAGCTGATGGAAGTCCAGGACACCCGAGAGCTGCAACGCATCAAGCACTTGCCAACGCAGGCGCACATGGTGCTGGAGCAGCTTTCGGGCGTCCGCATCCCACAGCACATCCACCTCCGACCCATCCAGCTCGAGGCTCTGCAGGTTCTCCAGTCCCAGGGCACGCTCTTCGCGCCTCTGCCCGTTGGCGTGGGCAAGACCCTCATCACCTACCTGGCTCCACAGGCCGTCCAGTCGAAGCGCCCCGTGCTCCTGGTTCCTGCCAGCCTCCGCAAGAAGACCGAGGAAGACTTCCAAGCCTTCGGTCCCCACAACATCACCATCCGCACCTACGAGTGGCTGGCGCAGGCCAAGAACAAGGACGCCCTGCAAGATCTCGCTCCCGACCTCTTGATGGCGGACGAGTCGCACAAGCTCAAGTCGAGGAAGACCGCCGCAGCACGGCGCGTCCACCGCTACCTGAAGGCCAACCCGGACACCAAGTTCGTGGCCCTCACCGGGACCATCGCCAAGCGCAGCATCCGCGACTACGCCCACATCATGGCCTGGTGTCTACGCGAGCTGACGCCCCTCCCCGTGCGGTGGAACGTGTTGGACGAGTGGGCACGCGCCACGGACATCCTCAAACCCTACGAGAGCCCCCTGGACCCTGGAGCGCTCAACCAGCTGCGCCGTCCGGCCGAGACCTTCATGACCATCCGTGAGGTCATCCAACGGCGCATCGCCGAGACCCCTGGTGTGGTGACTGCCCCCGCCCCGCTCGAGCTCCCAGCCATTAGGTTCGTCCACGACACCGTCCCCACCATACCCATGTCCATCCACGCGGCCATGGGCAGGCTCCGTGGGGAGTGGGTGCTACCGGGTGGCACGCTCCTGGAGAGCCCAGTGGCCGTGTGGCGGGCCATGCGACAGCTTTCCATGGGCTACTACCTCCGCTGGACGAAGGTCCCGCCAGCCAAGTGGATGCATGTCCGCCAGCAGTGGTTCCGCGCCGTGCGGGAAGCCCTCTCCACAGGACGCATCGACACGCCCAAGCAGCTGACCAACGCCATCGAGCGTGGGGAGTACAGGCACCTCCATTACCTCCGCCGCCAGTGGGAGGACATCAAGTACAGCTTCACGCCCACCACGGAGGCCGTGTGGCTGGACACGTTCCTCTTGGACTGGACCAAGGCCGTGGTGTCCATACGCCCCGTTCCGCTCCTCGTGTGGACGGACCACGTCGCCTTTGGTGAGGCCCTAGAGCCCAACATCCCCTGGTGCGGCTCGATGAATCCGCCTGTTCGGGGCCCCGCTGTCCAGTGCTGCTCCATCATGGCCCACGGCACGGGCAAGAACCTCCAGTGGTGCTCCTCCCAGATGCTACTGTCCGTGCCCCCGACCGGCGCCACGGTCGAGCAGCTGCTTGGACGCACCCACCGCCCTGGTCAGACCCAAGAAGTCACCACCTACATCAACACGTCCCACATCACGCAGCGGATGGACTGGATGAAAGTGCTGGAAGATGCGCGTTATATCCAAGAATCGACCGGACAAGTACAGAAAGTTCTGCAAGCGGGCTTGACTGCGGGTTCGCTGGGGTTATAGTAGTTTTTGGAGGCCACTTCCGGTCTTCTTGAAGTTCAGCAAGTAGGTATAACAATGAGTGATTTTTTTGGATCGATGGACAAGATTGACGCCTCCGGCCGTAGCAACCGCTTCACCGCAGGCATCTACGACGTCCGCATCGACCGGTGCGAAGTGGTCAAGGGCTTCCACGGCCCCCGCTTCGTGATGGAGGGTGAGATTCTTCACTCCTCCGGCGTGGATGCCCTCCCCGAGGGAGGTACGGCAAGCTGGACCGCCAGCATCGACGGCAAGTACGCCGACCTGGGCCTCGCCGACGTGAAGGCGCTCGTGGAGGCAGCTGCTCCCAAGGGAACCAAGGTTGACCATGATTACATGGCCAAGGTCGTAGGACCGGACCAGGTGCTCAAGGGGCGCACGGTCCACACCGAGGCTTGGTGCATCACCACCAAGAGTGGCAACGACATGACCAAGCACCGCTGGGATGGCATGGACGCCGCCACTCCTCCTCCCCCGCCTCCAGTCGCGGCCTTCCCCCCGAAGGGTTGGGCCCCCCACCCCTCCGCGCCGGGGTACTTCTTCAAGGACCAGGAGGTTCTCTCGGAAGGTGACCTCCGAGAACTGACCGCCTGACCCGACCGGGGCGCTGCGAGTTTTGCCATGGCTCACAGCGCCCCACTTTTGGTGGCGGGAACACCTGGCTGGGACCGGGTGTGGGGTGCTGCATCCCCACGATTTATCTAGGCAGTTCGATTCTGCACCGTCACCCCAAGGAGAGACCAATGGATACTAAGCAACAAATTCTGGAATACGTCACAGACCACCCCGCCATCTCTGCCCGGGAAGTCGCGAAGGCCATGGGCGTCACCAACTCCATGGCGTCCCGCTACCTCAAGGAGCTGCGTGGTGAGGGCGTCCTCTACTCCAAGCGCAAGCGCGGTCTGTTGGGTCGCCCCACGTCCCTCTGGTCGGTGGTTCCGGCGTGAACTACTACCTGGACAGCGAGACGTACCTCATTGAGCCTGGCATCCTCATCCCACAGATGGTGTGCCTTCAGGACGAAGAGGGCATCCACCTCCGGCGGGACTCCCATGACATCGTGGAGGCGCACCTGGATGCGGGGGACACGTTCGTTGCGCACTCCGCCGCCTTCGACGCCGCGGTCCTGATGCGTGCATTCCCAGACCTCGCGGAGCGCATCTACAAAGCCCCCTGGGAGTGTACGAAGGTCCGTGAGAAGCTCATCTATATCGCCAAGAAACACCCCTTCAAGGGGTCGTACTCGTTGGCCATGTGTTTGAAGCGCCACGGGATTGATGGTGGGTACAACGTCGATGCGGATGGCCAGAAGGACGAATACTGGAGGCTCCACTACTCGGAGCTGGACGGTGTCCCGGTCGCCGACTGGCCAGAAGCCGCTGTGCGGTACGCCATGCTCGATGTTGAGAACGTCAAGGATTTATACGAGTGGCAGGAGGCCAACGTCCCGTCCGCGGTGTGGGTGGACCTCGAGGCCCAGACTCGCGCGGACCTTGACCTTCACCTTCTGACGGCGTGGGGTGTCCACACTGACCCCGTTGCCGTGGAGCGGTTCATCACCAAGGTTACCGCCGAGAAGGCAGACCTGGAGAAGTCGCTCCTGGCATCGGGGCTGATCACGCACAAGGGCAAGAAGCGCCAGAAGCTCGCCAAGGAACGAGCCACCAAGGCGTTCGTCGACATGGGCCTGAGCTTGGACAAGATTCCCCTCACGCCCAAGGGACGTCAGCTCCTGGAGATGACGCCAAACCTCCCAGCTCACGAGCTGCTCCCCGACTACACGTCCGTAGACAAGGACGCCTGCCTGCTGAGTGGTGACGAGCTCCTGGTGCAGTACGCGCGGTACGGTTCCGTCAACACCCTCCTGAAGCGAGGGACACGGCTGCGTGCTGGCGTCCACCGCCCCCTCCAGCCCCGCTACAATGTGTTGGTGGAGTCGGGTCGCACCAGCTGCTCTCAAGGGGTGGATGGCTCCTCCACCCTTGGCTTCCAGATTCAGAACGTCAACCGGGAGCCTGGTCTCCGAGAGTGCTTCGTGCCAAGGCAGGGCAAGGTCTTCTTTGCCGCCGACTGGTCAGGCGCCGAGCTACACACCCTGGCTGAGGCGTGCAACGTGCTGGTGGGGTACTCCTCCATGGGGGATAAGCTCAACCGGGGCATCGACCTCCACATGGACTTCGGCGCCCAGCTGATGGGAGTCACCTACGAGGAGGCACAGCGCCTTCGCAAGGCAGGGGACAAGCACGCCAAGGACATGCGCCAGATGGGAAAAGCGGCCATGTTTGGCTTCCCTGGTGGTCTTGGGGCCTTCACCTTCGTCATCTACGCCCACGACTCCTACGGCGTGGTGCTCACCATTGAAGAGGCCGAGAGGCTGAAGGCCAAGTGGTTGGTGGCGTTCCCCGAGATGTCTGACTACTTCAAGATCATCAACCGCATCTGTGGGTCTGACCGCCCGGTGGAGCAGCTGTACTCCAAGCGCCTCCGTGGTGGGGCTAGCTACTGTGCAACCGCCAACACCTTCTTCCAGGGCCTGGCCAGCGACATGATGAAGGACGCCCTTCATCGCATCGTCTCTGAGATGTACTTCCCAGGGGGGCCGTCGTACATGCGCAAGGCCCGCCTCTGGGGAGAGATCCACGATGAGTTCATCGGGGAGGCCCCCCTGTCCATCGCTCCCGACGTGGCGGAGCGCGTGGCCTTCCACATGGCGGAGGCTGGCAAGAAGTGGTGCCCCAGCTCCCCACCCACCGCTGAGCCGCTCCTGATGAGCCGGTGGAGCAAGTCTGCGGAGACCGTTCGTGATGACCACGGGCGACTCCAAGTATTTCAAGTTGAAGAGGTATTGTAATGGCGAATCTAGTATTTGGAACCATCGGTCTGGGAATCATCATCGTGACCACCACGGTGGCCTGGACCTTCCATCCCCTCCTAGGTGTTGTGGCCCTCGTCGGATGGATAGGTCTCAGCGCGGTTGCATCATGACCATGGAAGATGCACGCATCCTCGCCATCGACCCAGGCGTCCGCGTTCTCGGGTGGGCGGTGGTCGACCAGGGAGACGGGGTCCTGCTCTCATGTGGCATCGCCATGTGCAAGCGACCCGCAGATCTCGCCATGCTGGTGGCTCAGATTCCCTCCGTCTCCACGGACCTAGGAGACGTCGTCATCTGTGAGAAGATGACCATCCGCAAGAACGACACGCGCTGCGTGCCGTCCGTGCTTCTGGATGTCCAGCTGGTGGGTGCTGCACTCTCCGCGCTCCGAGCATCTCCCCACACTCCAGAGTTCGTCACCCCCATGGAGTGGAAGGGCGCAGTGCCTAAGGAAATCCACCAAGCACGCATCTTGGACAATCTCTCGGACACGGAGAGAGCCCTGATTGACATCTCGTCTCCCCGCCAAAGCATCAAGCACAACATCATCGACGCAGTAGGAATCGCCAAGTGGAGGCAAGCCCGTGGACAGTGACAAGACCAAGCTCCAACAACTCCTCGACGTGTGGCCCGGGGTCCTCTGGGCTGCCTTCTGGACGTGCTTCACCATTGCTGTATGCATCGGGATGTTCCAGTGAACATAGAAAAGATCTGGAAGGTGGCCAATGAGGCCGATCACATAGACAAGATCCTCTTCATATTCAAGGACGGGGAGCCCCATATCATGAACATACCAAACCTCATTCCTACCATCTCTCTTTGGCGGTGTGGGGAGACAGCAACCCGTGTGTTCCGCCGAATGAACGTCGCGAGGAACGGCCACATCCTCCACTACTACCAGGAGATGGGATGCGTGAAGTTGAACGACTCCTCCACAAGGCCATGAGAACCCGGGCCTACGTCCGAGACTCGAAGAACGAGGTCAGGGTCCTCCTGGTCCGGGCGCGGGAGCAGCTGGACGCCATCATCATGGACATGCCCGACCCCTCCCCGTATGCACCTGTGGATGCACTCACCCAGCTGAAGAACCCGAAGGAGATGCTGTGACCGTCATCTACAAGCCAGCCCCCAAAGTGCTCCCCCTGATTGCCAGCATCGAGGTGACCAACGCAGACGTGGTGATTACCTTCGAGGGGGGAGAATACCTGCGACTGGTGGACCTTCCAACGTGCTGTGAGAGTCGCTACTTCTTCACGGACGACGATCTTGGTAAAGCCAAGGGCTGCTCCCTGGTGGACATCACTGTCCGGGATGTCGTGCAGGTGGGGGAGCGGAACAACTACACGGAACTGGAGGCCACGTTCATCCTCATCAAGACCTCCGGCGGCACGTTCGTGATCAACGCCTACAACGAGCACAATGGTGCGTACAGCGGCTTCAATGTCGAGGTGGAGTATGGACAAAGCTGAGCGTATTCAAGTGCGTCGGATGATTGCCGCAAAGGCCACCGAGTCGTGGTCCGAGTGGGACGACGCCATGCACACGCTCCTACACCTCCAGCAGGCTCGGTACGAGGACCGCCACTACCGCATCATCTTGACCGTGGCGGAGGTCCTGTGGCTCACCAAGCGCGCCGACCCACCCTTCGAGAGGCCCAAGACATCACAAACAAAGTTCTCCGTGCGGTAGCAAAGCAGCACACCGCCGTGGAGGAGATATTGATGCAGCTGGTCGCGAGCTACCCTGATGGTACGGACTCCCGTATGCACCTGTCCACGGAGTCTCAAGGCCCCAAAATTCACGTCCTGCGGGACGGAGTCCGCGTCGCCTGCGTGGAAATCATGATGGAGTCAACATGAACGACAAGTACGAAGGGCCATGGGATGTCATCCAGCAGTACCCCACCTACATCGTGACGAAGAGCTTCGAGTCGAAGGATGAGTCCTTGAGCTTCGCTGCCTGGAAAGCGCGCCGCACGGGGGAGTGCGTGTGGGTGCTGTCTCCATATGAGCTGCTGGAAATCACGTCCTTGTTCGAATGCGTGAAGCTACCCCCTGTTCCTGGTGAAGACAGAGAGGTCGCGGCGTTCCTGGGAATCCAGCTGCCTCCACGACCAGATGAGGATGCGGTCGAAGTCGCTGAATGCGTGAAGCTGCCCAAGGAAGTGACCGTTAGAACGTGGCCCGAATCCAGCCAGGGCTGGGATGTTCTTGGTCCAGCCAAGGGACTTCCATTCATCGACACCCTTCAGGGCCTCATGGACGCCGACAGTGTAGAGCTGGGGAACGCCGAAACCGACGCCCCCGAACTCGTCCCACGGGAAGGTTCTGTGGAAGCGCGGAATGCCGTAGCTGCTGATGCCGAGGTCCATGCTTTCATCCATGGCGTCAAGGGTGGCAACCACAAGGCGACGCGCCGCACCTGGACGATTCTTGAAGAGAACCTCAGGGTCGAGGATGAGCCGCTTCGCGTGCGCTGCGTGCGCTACGTCTACAAGCGTCTTGGCGAACTCCTCTTCCCCTCCGGGTGAAGGGTACCCCCAGACGTCGGTCGAGATGCCGCCTATCTGCTCCATCGTGTAGGACCAGTAGGCGGCTTCTTCCGTGCTGAACCCCGTACCCGTGGGCTGCCACAGGGCCTTGATGACCGTCCAGGTGACACCAGCGTCTCGCATCTGCTCCGCCGCCCTGGCTACCGCTTGACAGTCGCGTCCTGTACGGACGAAGACGCCTACCTTGGTCACTCCTCGGGCTCGGGGAACTTCTCGTCGATGGCCTCGTCGATGGCCTTGCGGGTGGCCTCCACCTTGGCGTGTTCCTGCCGAAACAGCTCGATCATCGACATGTGCTCCTGTCGATTCTGCAAGAGCTTGACCAGACTAGGCACCACCTCGGGGAGGGCCTCCACAACCCGGCGGACGACTTCACTTTTGCTCATGGACTTGCTCCAGTAGAAGGCCAGCGGCTTCCAGGCCGCGGTATGCGACGTCACATCGCTGGCGTACCTCCGCCACCCGGGCGGTGGCCTCCTCGCGGGTGGTGGCTCCTTCCACGGCGGCCTCCTGCTTCTCGCGACACACGACGCGGGTGGCGTCGTAGATTGGCGCCACCATGGCTGCATTGCTAGCACCACACGCCGCCGGGATGATGATGGTGGCCACCAGCGCGAGCACGGCCACGATCACCGAGAGCAGCAGCCACGCTCGCTCGCCGTCGAGGCGGTTGGTCACGACTCACCTGCCATGTACTTGTCCGCCGCAGCGCGAGCGGCCATGTTGAGTCGCGCCGTCGACTTGGCCCGCAAAGCGTCGACGTGTGGCGACGGCTGCTCGGCCTCGGGTGCGCGCCGCACGGCCTGGGGGAGCGCGATGCCCACCGCAGCGCCTAGCAGGCCCACGGCGGCCTCGCCGTAGCCGAGCGCGTAGAGCCCGACGCCGGCGCCAAGCAGGAGCAGCAGTGCAATCAGCGCCAGCCAATGGATATCAAGTTGTCTCATGTCATCTCCTCCGGCGCCGTGTCACTACGGCCCGTAGTTCTCTCACATCCTGCCGCGTGCCCTCGAGCTCACGCTGCACCGCCTGGAGCTGCGCGCTCACGCGGGCGAGGCTCGCGGTCACGTCAGACGCGCGCCGGCTCTGCGTCGTCTTCGCCGTCTCCAGCGCCACCACGCGCCGCGTCGTCGACGCGAGCTGCGCATCTGTGGTCGCCTGCCAGCGTGCTCCCATGAGCAGCGACGAGCCCGCCGTGATCGCTGCCGTAAGCAGAAGGCCCACGAGCATCTTGCGGAGCGAGCTACCCACCTTGCGGTCGAGCGCGTCGAGTTCGTCGGCGACGCTGTCGTGAGTGGGTCGGTGGTTGGCGTCCACGAGGGGGTGCTGCGTCTTCATCGGGTGCGCTCCGTGGTTTTGGGCGTGGTGACCACCTTGGCCGTCGACTCGTCGCGTGCCCACGTCGTGAGATCGTGCTCGCGCAGCATTGACGCCTCGGCCGTGTCCGCTCGCTCGCTCTCGGTCGACTCGACGGCCCACGTCTTGCCCGTGGGGCTGACGTGTATCTCGGGCACGGGCTCGCGCACGATGTCGGCAGGGTCAACGTGCCTCCCGGACCCAACCTCGGTCAACGTGCCGTCATCTAGGTCAGCGCGGGAGTAGTGTCGCGGGAGGGCGTAGCGCGCGACGACTTCGTCACGGTGCGCTTCGGCTGCGAGGCGCGAGCGGAATGTGCGGGTGATGGTCACAGGGACACCCCGAACTCGGACAAGATCCACGCTTCCATGCGTGCTCGCTGGACCGGTGAATGCCATTCGGGGTAATGGGCGAACAGCGCGGAAGACCCGGGCATTGCGTTGCCATTGTGCCCGTATACATGTACCGGAATGAGCCCGGTATTCATGGTCGGCGCTGCTCGGGCAACATCGACGCCTCCACTGACGTGACAATGCAATGTGCCAGCCGGGTCCCATCCCCAGACCATCAATCGCGGAACGTCGTCTTTGACAATCACTCCAGATGATGCCACCTGCCACGCAGTGTCAGCCGCATTACGCGCTAGTACCTGCACCTCCCCCGTGGACAATATTCGCAATATCCATACGTTTTCGGTGGACCATTTAGTCGCAATGTATCGCACGCCCGTAAATGGGGAGCATGAGAAGACGATGTATTGCGTACAGCCTCCGCTGGCTTCCACCAGCGACGTAGCGGTGGCAGTGCTCAGGAAGTCCGCCGCGCCATCGGAGCTGTCACCGTCGATGGTTCCCTTGCCCTTGAATCCAGCATTGCTCGTGCTGTACGAGGGTTTCCGGTTGTCAACCGATTGAGCGGCGTCCAGCGCATTCGGTGATTGATCGGCCCATGCCACCACCCCGAACCCGTCGGTGGTCACGCCCTTTGAGCCGTGCAGGAAGATGTCCGGCCCATACGTCAGCGGGCTGAACGGCGCCCCGCCAGCACGGCCACGGCTTCGTCCCTGGCGGCGAATCATCACGACGGAGTCACTACAAGCGAACCGTTTGCCCCACTGACTGCGCGGTACCGGAGGAAGCGAGCACCGTCCGGGACGACTTCGTGCTTACCGGTGCCCCCTTGGTCGATGCGGCGAGGCACGCCCACGACGGGCACGACGCTGGTGGCGAAAGTCATCACCGTCGTGGTGTCTTCCATGAAGCAGTAGTACACGTCCACATCCTCACAGTAGATGTGGATGTACCTGTTGGGGTAGGCGCTCAAGTCGAGCGTGGCCTCTGCCACACCCACGGACCCTCTGACCTGAAGGCCAACGGTGGCCCCCTGGATGGATGCTGCGGCAACTTGGGTTGTGA